GATTTCGGGTTCACTGAGACTTGGGAGACATTTACAGATTCTAAGTCGTATAGTCCTACAAAGCAGTCTGATATTTGATACTTATGTCTGATTTTGATACGATTGATGATGCACTTAACGTGGAAAGTAGTATTGTTGAAACAGAAAAACCATCTCTTATAAAGAGACCGGCAGAAAGTAACGATATCAAAAAAGACTACGAATATACAAGAGCAAATTTATATTCATTAATTGAAAAAGGACAAGAGGCAATAAATGGAATAATGGAACTGGCAGGAGAAAGTGCCAGTCCTAGAGCATATGAAGTTGCCGGACAACTTATTAAGAGTGTGGCAGACACCACAGACAAGTTAGCAGATTTACAAAAGAAACTTAAGGATCTTGAAGAAGACGGAGCAAAGGGTCCTAATAGTGTTACCAATAATGCCGTGTTTGTAGGTTCTACATCAGAACTACAAAAACTTCTGAAGCAAGGATTTCTAAATAGTAATAACCCAGAAAAAGATAAATGAAGAAGTGCAAGCAGGGGTATTACTACTGCTATAAAGATAAAAAGTGTAAGCGAATTCCTGGCGGATATCGTGTAGGTCTGGGTGGGTATCTCCGTAGGGAGAGGGAAGAAGAGAGATCTGAAGATACTGGCGGAACCGAAACCAAGAAAAATGGTAACGGAAATGGTAATGGTGGAAACGGTGGTAATGGTAATGGTGGAAATGGTGGCGGTGTAAGTGAAGCAGTAATGAGTCCTGCTCAAAAGAGAAAGGACACCATGCTTAAGAAAAAGTATGATAAGTCTGATATGAAACAGAATATGATTGATCAGTATGGTAAAGAAGAGGGTACTAAGATTTACTTTGCTACGATTCGTAAGCAGGCAATGAAAGAAGGGTGGTCAGATAAATATAAGAAGTCTATTGATTGTGATAATCCAAAAGGATTTTCTCAAAAAGCACACTGCCAAGGTCGTAAGAAAAAAATGAACGAAGAAAAGAAGAAAGATCACGAGTATTCTATGGCTCGTTCAGAATTGAAAACTATTAAGAATGCTGCTTCTCGTCTTGAAAAGAAGATGGGTAAAACTGGTGAAGGTGAACTTAAAGCATGGGTTCAGTCCAAAATTACCAAGGCAGCAGATTATATTGATACTGCAGCAGATTATGTAACTAATGAGGAAACTTGTCCTATCTGCGGACACGATCCTTGCCAATGTTTGGAGGGTGTTATCACTGAAAAACGTGATGGTAAATCTTCCAAGGATAAAGGATATTCTCTCCGTGACTGGTTCAAAGGTGGTGGTTGGAAACAGACTGGTGGTAAATATGATGGTAAGCCCTGTGCGAAACAACCTGGTCAAAAGACTAAACCATACTGTCGTGATGCAGACGACCGTGCTGCTATGAGTAAAGAAGAGAGAAACAAGAGAGCTGCTAAAAAACGCAAAGAAGATCCAAATCCAAACAGAAAAGGAAAGGCAAAGAACGTGACTCAAGAATCTTATTCAAACTGGAGAACTGAATTTTTTGAAGGATATGATGATGGCGATATAATCAGACCAACTGATAGAATTAGAATGAAGGATGGCAAACTTAGAACTTTAAAAGATATTGATGCTAAATTAAAGGACAATAAACCAGTTCAAAAGAACTCATATGAACCAGAAGGTGAACTGGTTGATGAAGGCAAGAAAGACGCTTGCTACCACAAGGTCAAGTCTCGCTATTCTGTCTGGCCAAGTGCTTATGCATCTGGTGCATTAGTCAAGTGTCGTAAAGTTGGTGCCAAGAACTGGGGTAACAAGACAAAGAAAGAGGAATTCTCTAACTGGAGAAACGATCTTGAAGAGATGGCATCTGAAAAAAAGATTGATAAGAAACTTCAGAAACCAGTAGACACCAAAAAATTCAATCCTTCAAAATATGTGAATGATACGAAGTTGATGCCAGGGCATGGTATTGATAAGAAGTTAAAAGAAAATAATTTGTACTTCAACTGGAGAGATGATTTTATTCCAACTGAGTATGAAACCACTGATTTAATCAAGGCAGATCCTATCCAAGTTCCACCTTCCAATCTCCAGAAGATTGAAGAAGCAAAAAAGTGCTGGAAAGGTTACAAAAAAACAGGAACTCAAAAACTGTTTGGTAAGACCTACAATCGCTGTGAAAAAATTAAAAAAGAACATTATGATTGGAGAGCAGAACTTGAGGAGGGTGCTGCCTGGACAAAAAAGTCCGGTAAGAACCCTTCAGGTGGATTAAATGAGAAGGGTCGTAAGTCTTATGAGCGTGAGAATCCTGGTTCTGATTTGAAGAGACCTTCAAAAAAAGTTGGGAATAAGCGTAGAGCGTCTTTTTGTGCTCGTATGAAGGGTATGAAAAAGAAGCTAACTAGTAAGAAGACTGCCAACGATCCTAACAGCAGAATCAATAAGTCCCTCAGAGCGTGGAACTGCTGATGAAAACTTTCGAACAGTTTAAAGAACAAATGGTTGCTCCTGGGAATCCTATCAAAGGTGCTAATCCTATTGATTTGAGAACTGCAGAACAAAAACTAGATCTCTTGAAGAAAAAGGGAGAATTTTATAAAAAGTATAATCTGTATAAAAAACCATAAGTTAGAATTTTGTTATGAGTGAAGTATATCTTGGTAATCCTAATCTAAAAAAAGCAAATACGGAGATTGAATTTACAGAGGAACAGATTATTGAGTTCCTCAAATGTAAAGAAGATCCCGTATATTTTGCTAATAACTACATCAAGATTGTTTCTCTTGATGAGGGTTTGACACAGTTTCACCCTTATGACTTTCAAGAGAAACTTATTCATAACTTCCACGAAAATAGATTCAACATCTGTAAGATGCCACGACAGACTGGTAAGTCTACTACTGTGGTGTCTTATCTTCTTCACTATGCTGTTTTTAATGACAGTGTAAACATCGGTATTCTGGCAAACAAAGCAGCAACGGCAAGGGAACTACTCAGTAGGTTACAGACTGCATACGAAAACTTGCCAAAATGGATGCAACAGGGTATTATATCCTGGAACAAAGGATCCATGGAGTTAGAGAATGGCAGTAAGATACTGGCAGCTTCTACGTCTGCAAGTGCTGTCCGAGGTATGTCATTCAACATCCTCTTTCTCGACGAGTTCGCGTTCGTCCCAAATCACGTTGCTGACTCGTTCTTTGCATCTGTTTATCCTACTATTACTTCTGGTAAAAACACCAAAGTAATCATTGTATCTACGCCACACGGTATGAATCATTTCTACCGTATGTGGCACGATGCGGAAAAAGGAAAGAATGAATATATTCCAACAGACGTTCACTGGTCTGAAGTCCCTGGTAGGGATGATGAGTGGAAAGAGACTACTATTGCAAACACCTCCGAACAGCAGTTCAAAGTTGAGTTTGAGTGTGAGTTTTTAGGATCTGTCAACACTCTAATTAATCCATCAATTCTAAAAAATCTAATTTACGAAGATCCTATTCAGAAGAACGCTGGTCTTGATGTCTATGAGCAGAGCAAAGAAGAACACAATTATCTCATTACTGTTGATGTTGCTCGTGGTCTGGGTAATGATTATTCTGCATTTATCGTTGTTGACATCACAGAGTTCCCTTATAAGATAGTTGCAAAATATAGGAACAACGAAATCAAACCTATGTTGTTTCCAAATATTATTCAACAAACTGCTAAGGGATATAATGATGCATGGGTATTAGTAGAAGTAAATGATATTGGGGAGCAGGTAGCAAATATCTTACACTATGACCTTGAGTATGAGAACATGCTGATGGCAGCAATGAGAGGTCGTGCAGGTCAAGTTGTAGGTCACGGATTTTCAGGTAAAAAATCTCAGATGGGTGTTAGAACAACAGCACAAGTTAAAAAACTTGGTTGTTCTAATTTGAAGACTCTTATTGAAGATTTCAAACTTCTTACACTTGATTATGAAATCATTTCGGAGTTAACCACTTTTGCTCAGAGACACAATTCTTTTGAGGCAGAAGAAGGTTGTAATGATGACCTGGCAATGTGTCTTGTTATTTTTGCATGGTTGGTAGCACAAGATTATTTTAAAGAGATGACAGATAATGATGTTCGTAAGAGAATCTACGACGAACAAAAAAATCAAATTGAGCAGGATATGGCACCGTTTGGATTTTTAGATGACGGTATCAATGATATGACTTCCTTTACTGATGAGCAGGGTGATCGCTGGCACACAGACGAATATGGTGATCGCTCATATATGTGGGACTACATGTAATGGACTTAGATGATCAGATTGAATTAGAACATATACTTTTAACTGAACGTAAATGTAGAGTTTGCGGTAAGGTTAAAAATTTAATTGATGGATTCTATCTGACAAGAAAAGGTAGGGGAGCACTTCCATCAGCATATTCTTATGAGTGTAAGTCTTGTACTATTGACAGAGTAAAAACTAGTAAGAAGTGTAGTAATGTTTGGGAATATCCAGATTGGTAAGGTTCACGCACGGTTTCCCCGCTGAAAAGTGTTTTTTCAATAAATAATTTCAGATAAATTCTGGATTGGGAGCACTTAAAGATGCCACTTAACCTAGCATCTCCTGGAATTGTAATTAGAGAGGTTGACCTTACAGTTGGAAGAGCAGATGCCACTAGCGGTGCCGTTGGTGCTCTGGTTGCACCTTTCGCTAAGGGACCTGTTGAAGACCCCATACTCGTCACTGATGAGGGTGGTCTATTAAAAACCTTTGGAGAGTCATACAACGAAGGAAAACAATACGAGTACTGGATGGTTGCATCCTCGTATCTAGCATACGGTGGAAATATGCGTGTCGTCATAGCAGACGATGAGAACCTTGCCAATGCTCATGTTGGTGCCAGCACCACCTCTACCATTAAAATTAAGAGCACCGAACACTATGGTCAACTTGGTTACCAAGACAATACCATTACTAACGTAACATTTGCTGCTAAGAACTCTGGGTCTTGTGCAAATCACTTTAAAGTTGCTATTATT